CTATGATTGTTACCAACCACACCTACGATGTCATTGGCGCTTACGTTCCTACAAAAGAGATGGGAGGCGGTTCTGGTCTTAAGTATGCTGCTTCTACTATCATCCATCTCTCAAAGAAGAAAGAAAAGGATGGAACAGAAATCGTCGGAAACCTTATCAAGGCTAAGACTGCTAAGTCACGTTTAAGCAAGGAGAATCAAGATGTTACAGTACGTCTTTATTATGACGAGCGTGGTCTTGATCGTTATTACGGTCTTCTTGAACTCGGTGAGATCGGTGGACTTTGGAAAAATGTCGCAGGACGATATGAGATTGACGGCAAAAAAGTCTATGCCAAAGCAATCCTTAAAGATCCTGAACAATACTTCACTCCAGAAGTGATGGAGAAACTAGACCAAATCGCTAAGCAAACCTATTCCTATGGAACGAATTGAGACGACTATTCTGCGAAACCTTGTTTTCAATGAAGAGTACTCTCGCAAAGTAATTCCGTTTATTGAACCTGATTATTTTGAACAAAGATCTGAGAAAGTTATCTTTGAAGAGATTACTCAGTTCATTGTAAAGTATGGTGCTGCTATCACAACAGAAGCACTTCGCATTGAACTTGATAATAGAACAGATCTCAGTGAAACTGAAATCAAAGAGACCAGAGAGATCACAGGTAATCTATCTGATTTTCCTGTGGACCACCAATGGTTGTTGGACACTACTGAGAAGTGGTGTCGTGACCGTGCTATTTACTTGGCACTCATGGAGTCAATTCACATTGCTGATGGTAATGATGAGAAGAAGAATCGTGATGCGATTCCTTCTATCCTTTCTGACGCCCTGGCAGTCTCTTTTGATAATAATATCGGTCATGACTACTTAAATGACTATGAAGCACGCTATGAGTCATATCACAGAAAGGAAGATAGGATCCCGTTTGATCTTGAATTTTTTAACAAGATTACAAAGGGTGGTCTTCCAAACAAAACTCTTAATATTGCTCTTGCTGGCACTGGCGTCGGTAAATCTTTGTTTATGTGCCATGTCGCAAGCGGTGTGCTACTCCAAGGCAAGAACGTACTATACATCACGCTTGAGATGTCTGAGGAGAAAATTGCTGAAAGAATTGATGCTAATCTTCTGAACGTTCCCATTCAAGACCTTACTGATCTTCCCAAACCTATGTTTGAGAATAAGGTGACAAACCTTGCAAAGAAGACTCAAGGTCAACTAATTATTAAGGAGTACCCTACAGCATCAGCACACAGTGGACACTTTAAGTCACTTCTTAACGAACTTGCACTTAAGAAGTCATTCCGCCCTGATATTATTTTCATTGATTACCTTAATATATGCGCTTCCTCCCGCTATCGCCAGGGTGGTTCTATCAATTCATATAGCTATATTAAATCTATTGCAGAGGAGCTTAGAGGTTTGGCTGTTGAAGCAGAAGTCCCTATCGTATCTGCCACGCAGACCACTCGTTCTGGTTATGGTAGCTCTGACGTTGACCTTACTGACACTTCAGAGTCCTTTGGTCTCCCTGCTACTGCTGATCTTATGTTTGCCCTCATTAGCACAGAGGAAATGGAACAGCTTGGACAGATTATGGTGAAGCAGTTGAAGAATCGCTACAATGACTTGTCGGTATACAAACGCTTTGTCGTAGGTATTGACCGTGCTAAGATGCGACTCTATGACTGTGAACAGTCTGCACAAGACAATATACTTGACTCTGGACAAGAAGAAGAGTATAATTATGATGAAGAGAAACCTAAAAAATCATTTGAGGGGTTCAAGTTTTAAAGTGGGTCTAACTACAAGAAAACTTCAAGAACAAATTGTTTCTAGAAAACAACCTCATTACTTTGAGGTTCTCAATCTTGATGGTGATAGGTATTGCCATTGTGGTATTGAGAGAGATGCGAAAGATGCTTGTGAAAGAAATCCTGGATTTACATATCACATAGTTTATCTTCCTCATCCACCAAAGACAGTTGATGTCTCTCATGTCAGGATGGCATCAGACCCAGAACTTCCTGAACAAAAAATTTTACCAGAGTCTGAATTAGAACCTTTTATTACAAATTACCATGACTAAACAAGTTGATTTTGAAAAATATCAAACATTTGTGGATGCAGTTACTAGCGATGCCTCTACTGATTTTGTCGCACTTTCCGACCGCCTTGTTACCCTTGATGAGAAGGGTGCCAATATTGAGCGACTTCTTACTGCGGGTGTTGGTATTAATGCTGAAGGTGGGGAGTTTCTTGAAATCATCAAGAAGATGGTTTTCCAAGGAAAACCTTGGGACGACGCTAACCGTGAGCATCTTATTATTGAACTCGGTGATCTTATGTGGTACGCTGCTCAAGCCTGCATGGCACTCAATGTATCCTTTGACGAAGTGATTGCTCGCAACGTCAAGAAACTGGAGAAGCGTTATCCTGGTGGTCAGTTTGATGTTTACTACTCTGAGAATAGAGAGGTTGGTGACCTGTGAGTAAAAAAGTAACCATTAAGATGGATCCTCGCCAAGCAGCGGCAGTCCGTCAAGCACTCTTTGAATCTACAAAAGGATTCACTTCTGATCCTACCTGTGTTCCTCCACGGGTTGTAGATATTCGTAAGGTCATTGAAGACCTTGATACTGGCATCACCGCTGCTATAGAGTGATGTACACAATCATTAACTACTTGACAGCATTCTGGTCTGTGGTTATAATGAATTGTATTCAACCCGTTAACTGGCAGTATTGCTATCGGGTTGACCAGTGGTTGATTCCAGACATTCAAGAAGGATGGAAACACTATACTGGTGAAATAGTTCCTTATCAATCTGAGAAGGACTATCTCAAGGGGAATTAGCTCAGTTGGTAGAGCGCCTGCTTTGCAAGCAGGATGTCAGCGGTTCGAGTCCGCTATTCTCCATAAATATCTAAAAACTGAAATGGAAAACGAGTACATAAGAATACTTGTTAAAGATTTTCCTGGTAAGTCGTATGACAGTTTTGCAGGATATGTTTATGGTAAATTGTCTGAAAAAATAAATAACTGCCAAGGAAGAGAGAAGGATAAATATATAAAGATAAGAAGACGTATGCACGAATACATTCTTAGCAACCGTGCGTCTATAACTAAGGAATTGCGTAAAGCAAAATAATGAAGAGTTTTTTCCAATTTTTAGAATCTACTGCAGCGCAACAAGCCGCCCGTATGGGTCTCCAGGGAGACGGTCATGGTGGTTGGTACGATAGAATGTCTGGTGAGTTTGTCGCCAAGACTGAAAAGGGAAAACTTAAATTTTACAATAAGAGACAGCGCGTTGGACAACAAGATCCGCCACAAACGGAAAAAGAAAGAAATATTTCAGACCCTAATTTTAATGACAATTCTGCAGCAGAGCAGGAAGCGATGGCACAGCAACAAGCCGCTGCCGAGCAGGAGGCAATGCTGCAACAACAAGCTGCTGCCGAGCAAGAAGCAATGGCACAGCAGCAGGCAGCTGCTCAACAAGAACCCGAAGAACCCGAAAAACCAGTAAGACACCTTCCAGTAGAGAAAACCAAAGGAACTCTTACCATTGGATTTGGTAGATTCAATCCACCACATGCTGGTCATGCACAATTGATGGACATGGCAGCATCTTCTGCTACGGAGGAGGGTGATGATTACGTGATCGTTCCTTCACGTACCAATGATCCTGAAAAGAATCCATTGGATGCCGATACTAAAATCGGATTGATGCGGAAAATGTTCCCACAACATAGTGAGAAGATTATAAATGATCCTGCAAACGTAACTATCTTTGATGTCCTGAAGAAAGCGCACAATGATGGATATACTAATGTAAGGATCATGGGTGGTTCTGATAGAACCAATGCATTTAGCAAACTCTCAAATCAATATAATGGAGATCTTTATAACTTTGATAATATTGAAATATTGTCATCAGGTGAAAGAGATGATGATGCTGAGGGTGTTGAGGGATATTCTGCATCAAGAATGAGACTTGCTGCTAAGGAAGATGATTTTGATTCTTTCTATAGAAATTTGCATAGAGAGGAAGAAGGTGTAAATCCAGAAACTGGTGAAACCATATCTCAATTAGTTCCTATTGTTCCTGTAAGAACTGCCAAAGAATTATTCAAGGCAACTAAACAGTCAATGGGCGTTGGTGTAACTGAATCTTGGCGTATTGCACCTAAGTTTAATTATCAAATTTTGCGCGAAAATTATGTCCAAGAAAAGATTTTCAAACTTGGTAAGATGGTGGAGGATCTGAATACTGGTCTGATCGGTCGCATTATTCGTCGCGGCACCAACTATCTTATCTGTGTCACTGAAGATAAAATTATGTTCAAGTCTTGGATCAAGGATGTTTCTGAGGCAGTTGTAAACGGGACAACCAAGTCTGGTGTTCCATCGGATCAAAGATTGATTGGAACGGATGCGTTTAGAAAGTATGTTGAGACCATGGTTCCTGGTAGCAGTTACGGAATCCATTTCATAAATAAATATAAGATAAGAAAATAGTATTCTAGAGTTATCCCGATGACTAACAAGATATTTGAGGACCTTCCAGCAAGGAAGCATCCACAGGCTGCAGCTGGCGGCGGTGGAGATGCTCCTGAGGGTGGAAAGTCTGCTGCTCCCGCTCCTGCTGCTAAAGGTGGCGAAGGTGGTGGAAAGAAGGCTTCCGTAGGTGGAACCGAAGAGAACTCTGAAAAGAGAGTCAGACAGGCAGTATATGATATTCGTTATCGTGCAAGAAGGGAAGACATTGATCTGAAGGCAGCATACTCACAGTATATGTCTAATACATCTATGAGTGCTCAAGAACAGGCAGCAGTAAAAGCAAAACTATTCGGAAAAGAGGGTGGCGTGAAAGAACAGGTTTCCATGGACAGCGTTGATTGGGTGGTTGAAGATGTTACTTCGGCACTTCAGAAAGTCTTCACTGTGAAAGAAGAGAAACCAATTGAACTGGTTTATGAGCGCATGATTCAGGCAAAGAGAGATGGTAAGGATACCGTCCTCTATAGCATCCGTGTTACCGATCCTAAGTCTGGTAAGACATACACTAGAGACGCAAACCGCGAAAAGATTACTCAACTGAGAGCAAATGGTCTTAAGGTTGAGATGTCTGATCACAAACCAGGTCAGGCACAAAGAGATATGTCCAAGAAGAATGATGGCAATCTCGCCAATAACTATCCTCCATATGATAAAGTTACCAGAGGCGACGTAATTGCTGGTGCAACTGGTAAGGACCAGATGGGTGGTAAGAGAAAAGATGTGAAGGAAGGCACCACTTTTACGGGGGCAAGAAACTCAAAAAAGATTGATGTAATGAAGGCGGGTGAGAGCAACAATGTAACTGTTTTCCCACAAGACGGATCTGATCCACAAGTACAAAAACCAACCATCCAGGCTGGTCATGTTCCAAGCAAGTCCCTTATGCTCTTCCAAGAGAAGCATGGAATGGACGGAATTTGTCCTAGATGTGGTAAGTGCCCTTGCGAATGTAAGGACAAAGATCAAAGAGATACTCGCGCTGATTCAACAATCAGAAACGTTGTCAAGAACAAACTCCGTGCAATGGGTATGAAGACTCCATTGATCATGAAGGATCCTGAAGAGTTGGAAAGGGACTTTGCTAAAATCGCATCTGCTGATAGCGCAAAGGTAGTTGAGGAAGGTTTCTTTGATATGTTCGTCAATTCAAAGAAGAGAAGAAAAGAAGTTCAAGGTGGTACTTATCACAGCAAACCTGAAAACAAACCTGGATCTATTCTTTCAAACATCTCAAAAAGAAATCAAGCATTGAGAGATGCTGGACTTCAAATGAATTCGTATGAAGCACAAGGTGAAGTTGTAAGTGAGGAAGATGCAGATCGTTTGAGAGACCAGCGTATGGAGCGCGGCGGTGTGGATGGTAATAGACGCTATGATCGTCCTCCTGCCAAAAAACTGAGCAATGCTGAACTGGGTATCAAACCTGGTAAGACCGCTGTTCAAAAGATGATGGACAAGAAGAGAACGGCAAGTGCTGGAAACAACCATCCAGGTCCAGATTCAAAACCAAATGCAACTCCTAAAAAGTCTGCTCTTGATACAGTAGCATCTGAATTGAGAGCAAGATATGGTGGAAGTTCTATCATTACTTCCAACACTCGTAAAAAGGAAGGTTGATTCTCCTATATATTGATATACCCCGTGGTACAAAATCATGCTTTCATTTTTACTCCCCCTCGCATCTAAGGTAATCTCCGATGCCGTCAACAAAATTCCAGAAAACGAAGAACTCGGTGAAAAGTTGGTTGAGATCTGTCTTGTTATCTTGGGTAAAGCGGTTAAGCTGACCAAGACCGATATGGATGACCAACTTTTAGAGGTCGTTACTAAGGCAATTAAGAACCGAGAAGAGGGTTAATTTAATAAGAGGAGACCAAAAGTAAAGGTCTCCTTTTTTTATAAATATCTGTATAAAGAATTATAGGGTAAGGAAACATGGCTCTTTGGGGCAATAAAGACCAGATCGGTTATTCCAAGGGAACGATCGCCATCAACTTGGGTACTGGAGTCATCACTGGTTCTGGAACCACTTTCGCAACTTCTGGGTTTGAACTCAACAATGGTGATGTAATTACAGTTGGTGCTGGTGCTACTTATGGTGAGGCAGTTATCCTGTCAGTCACTAATAATACCACTGCTGCTGTTGCATCTACTGCATTCTTGATTGCAGATAGCACAGATAGCATTCCTGCAGGAACTTCTTTTGAAATTAATCAGAAACCATCTTATGCGATCGGTGATGGTGCATATTCATCACCTGTTGATAGAACATCGGGAATCTCCACATCTTCACTTAAGAGAGAAGTCTTTGGCGTAGACACCACTGAGCAAAGTGTTGCTAACGCTGCATCTGGCGATGCACGCAAGTATGCTCCTCCTCATGCTGGGTGGGTTGGTGTTACCACATATTATGATCAACATGGAAACTTCAGAGTCAAGACTGAAGTTCTCGTTGCTGGAAGCAGCATCACCAACGACGCAACCGACGACGCACAATATCCCGATAGCTGATAATCTGGGTTAATTTATGAGATTTGACGAATTGAATGAGAGTAACTATTTGCTCTTTGCTATAAAATTCTACAACAACCCACAGTCAGTTACACGGGACGACTTTGAGTCAGACTTGAAGCGTATTAGATATGTCAAGCGTTTGTTGAAAAGATATAAGAATTCAGGTGAGCTCAAAGTTCACCTGATTTTGAATCATCTGATCATTCTTTTCAACGTATTCAATGATGCTACAGTTCCTCTTCTTTTTTATAATTTAGAAGAAGATCTTTGGCCATCTATAAAAAGTTTTCTGATGTTTTTGAACAGGATACCTGATTATCCAAAGACTGTCATTAATGATATTGAACCAGATTACAACTGTTTAAACGAGTTAAAATCACTCTAATGAATATAGACAGAATCATTGGTATTATTAGAACTCTGAAAGAAGAGGGTGGACCTACCATGTCTATGAGTGGTGGTGGAATTGCTGGTTCTGCTGAAGCGGGAGATGATCCCCCAGTAACAAAGAGGAAGAGAAATCAATACATCTACGGCAAAGGATATAGAAAACTCTGGCAGCAAAAGTAATGTTCTCTCAAGGTTCTAAAGTTGCGGTTCTTGAATCTAAACTTGACATATATGAGGACCTATCCCGCGAAATGCTTACCAAGCTGGAAGCAGCAGTAGAAAAAATATCAGAAGGCAACAATCGTATTGCTCAAATTCTCACGAAGCACGATGAGAGAATTGAGCAGAGT